GGTCGCCCAACCTGTTCATGACGGCGTTGTTCTGCTCGAAGAATCGGGACTTTCGGACGATCTGCTGCCGGGTAGAGGCAGTCACATCGAACCGCACCGAGGTGTAGCTGGTGTCCAGGAAGGACCGGCGGATCGAGTTGGACGCGCCCTCGTAGCGGTCGACAGGTGCCGACCGGAACTTGCTCAGGATGGTATCGAGGAATCCCATCAGCTCATGCCTCGATAGCTCGCCTCACGGCGGAAGTTGGAGAAGTCGCCGCCGAAACTGGTGGCTGCAACCAGAACCACGCCCACCATCTTGGTGTAGATCTGGGCATCGGTGGGCGTAAGGTTGCCGTCCTGCTCGAGGTAATAGACGGCCAGGTCGTAATCATCGACCAGGCTTTCCCACATCTCGACCATCTCGGATGGTGTGGGGGCACCTTTGCCGGGCTCGGCAAATTCTACCGACACATCGGAGGATGATGTCGACCGGACAACCTGGCCGGACTCGATCACTGTGGCCGCGGCGATGGACTTAGCAGCCAAGGCAGCCAGGAGCGTCACACCGCCCAGTGTCGCATAGACACTGCGGAGATAGGCCCTCTTGATGGCTACGGTAAACGTGAACACCTCGGGCGGATCTTCACCGATCCCAGGGTGACTTCAATAGGTTAGCTGGGTATTGACTCACTTGACGTAACCAGATCATTCCAAAGCATGACCATGGCGAGCTGCATGATTTCGCAGTCGTGAAGATGGTCGGGCCACTTTTGATTGCGCTTAACCCAGACGTGCTTGATTCGGCCGGCTCGGTTGGCCTGGGGGCGTAGGACGTGTGAGTCTAGGTGGCGCCAGTACAGGTCGGGCTCGGCGATGTAGGCACCTTCGGCCTGGACGCTGGGCGGATCCTGATGGACGCCCCATTCCCGGTCGATGTCGCCCTTCCTTAGCCTGGAGAGCATATCTCGGAGGTGCTCGGTGTCGAACACCAGGAGGGGCTGCACCACGTCGGTCCTCATCGAGGATGATGTCGACAGGCCGAAAGGGTGCACCGCCCCGGTGGCTGCTGTGAACCGGGCGCCGGTCTCTCGGCCTTTGAGCGGCATCCAGCCGATCACCATGGGCTTGCGGAGGCCGCCTTCCGGTGGGTATCGGAGCCCACAAGGGAAGGTTATCGGGTTGGATGTCACCGAGGAATAGGAGGCACAGGCGTCGTAAACCGTCTGCGTGTTGAAGCCGCTGTCGATGCCGACATCCATGTCGTGGACCTCGAGGGCCACTTGCACCCGGCGGAGGGCTGCAAAGTCGTCGGCATGGCCGGCAGCAATCAGGGTCGAGTTGCCGTCTTTCCACTCGCGGCACACCCACCACAAGAACGGCGCCACGGCCTGAACGTCGGCGGTCAGGTAGCGACGGCCGCCATCGACGGTCACGGTGGCCGCGGTCTCGGTGCGCTCCTGCTGCACGTCCTGTTGCTCCCAGGGCTCTGCAAGGTTTCCATTAATAAAGCCCTGGAGGCCGGCCATAGATGCCTTGGCCTCGAGGAACGAGACAGCCAGATATCCCCAGGTACATTTGCGGTCGGGGCTGTAGAGGCTGCTTAGGTGGTAGGACCGCACACCAGGCATGGCGTTGGGATTCTCTGGGCGCCATTGGCCATGTCGGAGGGCTGCCACCTTGTGAGAGTCGGTGATTTTGCCCTGGCAGAGCTGGCAGACGTAATGAGCTGAGGCTCGGATCTTGGCCAGGTCGTGCTTGCCGTCCTCGGCCTTGGCGTCGTCCCAGGTCACCTGGCGCCATTCGAGCTTGATGTACTCCCGGCAGTGGGGGCACGGCAGGTAGTAGCGGCGCTGGTCACCGCGGAGGAAGCGCTGCCAGATCCGGCCTTCGACCACCGTGGGCGTTGAGGTCATGAAGGCCTTGGAGCTGGAGAAGCTCTTGAGGCGCTGCTCGGCTAGGTCGAGGGCGTCGGCCTCCCGGGCGGTGGCCTCGGCGAATTTGTCCACCTCGTCGGCGATCAGCACCCGAACCGGGCGGCTGGCTAGGTTGGCCGGGCTGTTGGATCCTACGAAAGTCAGGGTCGACCTGGTGAAGTTCTGCTCGAGGTTGGTGATTTTGTCGGCCTCGGCCGGGTAGCACTCGAGCATGGCCGGGCTGTCCTCGAGCATGGGCAGCCAGCGGCTCTTCGAGAATGACCTGGCCAAGGACTCGGTAGGCATCAGCCACAAGGCCGGGCTCGGCTCGTTGGCGATTAGCCAGGCCAGGCCGGCCATTAGGGTGGTCGTTTTCGAGGTCTGACTTCCCCAGCAGAGGGTCACCTCGTAGACCGTCGGGTCTTTCCAGCATTCCATCGGCTCGCGGGTATACGGTCGAACCGAGGTTGAGAATGGCCCGGGGTGCTCGGTCTGCCGTTGGGTCAGCCGGAGCGATGCCTCGGCCCAGTCGACCACGGTCTGCATCGGTGTCGGCCGGTAGAGGTTGCGTCGGTAGTCCAGGAGGCTGCGCTGGAGGTCGGTCAGGTTCAAAATAAGCGCCCTTCGTGTTGGTTGGAGATCCTGGCCTCGGAGATCTTGTGATATTCTGGGTCGCGTTCGATGCCGATGAACCGGAAGCCGTTGATGGTTGCGGCCTTGCCGGTTGAACCGGAGCCCATAAACGGGTCGAGGATGGTTCCGCCTGGTTGAGTTATCAGGCGGCAGAGGTAGGCCATTAGCATGGTAGGTTTGACAGTAGGGTGATTGTTCTCGGATTCTCGATCCACTTTCCCAGCCTTGGCTGTGTAGAAGAACCGGGCGCCGGACTTCAGCGACAGGGCCGCCTCATTGCTGCCGTCGTGGATGATGTTGGCAGGCCAGCGGCCGGCGTGTTCTGACGCATTGCATCCGTTGAACCCAGCGGAATTGCCAACTGACGTAAAACTTGAACCTTTTTTCTTTTCAGCCGTTATAATCGTTTCCGTCCCCACCCTGCACCCATCGACATTGATGGCGCCGGTGCCGTACTGGATCACATTCGCGGCCACCGTGCTGGAGAATGGCTTGCGGGCCATGGTGATCGGCTCCAGGGCAGGCTTTAGGGCGGTGCCCCAGCCGGACCACTTCTGGGCTTCGGGGGTGGCGGGGGTGGTGATAAAAACGTCAGTTGCCGTGCCTGACTCGGTTGTGATGTAGCTGTTTGTGCTCTCTTTGCCGATGTTGCTGGCTCCTTTGTAACTCCCTATCACCTCCCTCTCAGCCCCGGCCGCCTTGTCGATAGCCTTGCTCACGTCCAGTGACTTAGGGAATCCCGACCCATACACCCAGGCGATCATGTCGCGGATCTCGAAGCCGGCGTCCTCGATTCTGCACGCCATCCGGTGTTGCGTCCTGGTGCCGGCAAATGCCAGCAGATGGCCTCCCGGCTTCAGTACCCGTAGACACTGCTCCCAGATAGCCACGCTCGGCACGTCGTAATCCCATTTCTTGCCCATGAAGGACAGGCCGTAAGGCGGATCGGTCACGATGCTGTCGACCGAGTTGTCCGGTAGAGTCGCCAGAACCTCTAGGCAGTCCCCCAGGTGTAGCTGGTAGGTCATTTCCATGGGTCGGTGTTGTGTAGTGTTTTAAGCGCCACCTCCTGGACCCACCGGGTCAGCTCGCGCTCGGCGTGCTCGGGGTCATGCGGTGCAATACGGCCGGAGAGCTGCTTCGGCATGGCCTTGATCAGCGAGGCCACGGCGCCGTCGTGCTCCTGCATCACCCGGCGCACCCAGTCGCCGGAGACCAGGCGCCGTTCCTTCTCGGCCTGGGTGATCACCTCGTCACGGGCCGACGTTAAGTTCTTGGCTGCCGCGGCATGGATGGCGACCAGCCGGCCGGCGTCGGCTCGACCACCGCGGAGGGCATCGACCGCCAGGTCATAGGCCGCACGCTCGATTTGCCGCTGCCTTTCGTAAGCGCCTTCTGGCGAGTCGGTGGCTGCTGTTGCGGTGTTGAGAGGGGTCTCTGCTTCTATAGGCCTGTAGGGGCCTTCCTGTTCGATTGCGGTGGGGTCCGGTACGTTCTTCTGTTTAGGAATAGACTTAGCGCGTGACCTAACGTGTTGAGATCGCCAGAGGTCGGCTGACTCGGGCGAGTCCATGGGCATCCCCTGAGATATAAGCTGTGCGACCCGCGGCTGGCTTATACCGATGCGGTCGCCGTATTCCTTTTGTGTCATGGCTGCAAGGCGTCCTTGATCTCCTGGGGCATCATTGAGTCGGGCAGGTTGCCTGCAAATTGGAGGGCTCGGAACACACCGTCGCGCCGGCTGTCGTAGTTGCTGGGCACCAGGGAACCGACGATCTGCTCTGGAGTGGTGCCGCTTTTCATCAGCCGGATAAACCATGCGGTGTTGGCCAGGCCGAACTGGTCGACGAGGAATTGTATTTGGTTAGGCATAAATTATTTGATGAAAGCATTACTCGCAGAAATTGATAGGGGTCTCGCGTTCACC